CAAAAGAGCTTTTGGTGAACTAAATCACCCAACTGGCCCATCTGTTAATCTTGATCGTGTATCGCATTTAATTACTGAATTACACGAACGCGGAAATGATGTTTATGGAAAAGCCAAAATACTTGACACCCCAACAGGAAAAATAGTCAAGAGTTTATTGGGCGAAGGCGTTCAGCTTGGAGTTTCTTCAAGAGGAATGGGATCTCTTAAGAAGACCAAAGAAGGTGTAAATCAAGTTCAGGAAGATTTCATGCTTGCCGCTGTTGATATTGTAGCGGATCCATCTGCTCCTCATGCGTTTGTTAACGGCATCATGGAAGGGAAAGAATGGGTTTGGAGTAATGGAATTCTAAAAGAGAAAACAATTTCAAACTACAAAAAGGCCATAGAAAATACTCCAAAGAAAAATCTTTCGGAAAAAACAATAAAAATATTCAATCACTTTTTGAGGGGTCTATGAATTTTATAGAAAGTAAATACATAGAGCAAATTAATAATCTTCAGAAAGAATTAGCAATATTAAAATTGCAAGAATCTAAGATTTCAAAGGCTGTAAACTTAAAAGAATATTCAGATGGCTCATTAGGTACACTTGAAGGTGCTGCTGAAACTGTTGCAGACACTAGCATTGATTTGCTAAAAGGTTATTTAACAGCAGCAGGAATTCAAAGAGCTTTATCTGGAGAAAAAGTAAAACCAGAAGAATTATCTTCATTGAGAGCAACACCAATTATTAAACATAACATACAAGACTTTATGTCTAACTTAGTTGCAGCTCCATTGATTGGTATTGGTTCTAAATTAGCAGCAGCAATAATCAATGCCGCTGGAAGAAATCCATTGGATTTTGCCAAGGCAGTTGAACTAACAAGATACAATCCGTATGCGATTGCAAGCCCCGACGAAGAAAGAAGAAAAACAGTTGCGCCACAAAATCCGCAACAAACTCAACAGACTGGTCCAACACCATAAATAAATTAGGAGAATATATGAGAAATAGAAAAAAATATATCGAAGATGAAATTTTAAGCGAGGAAATGGAAGAAGAAACCGAGGAAGAAGAGATGGATGAAACTGAGGACGAACAGGATGAGTCCGAAGATGAAGACACCTCATCCGGTTCTGGACAAAAGGCTGCTGCTGGTTTCGTTGACTTTGATGTCAATGGAATGGGTAGCATGGATGCTAATGGAGGAAGAGTCTTTATTCAGACAGATCCAAGAATGGATCCTAACATGCAAAAGCTCGCTCCATACAATCAAATGACAATTGCTACCCCAAAGGTATCACCTGTTCAAATGAAAGAAGCATTCGAAGCCATTTTTGGTGATAGCGATTTATCAGAAGAAGCTGTAACAAAGCTTCAAACTGTCTTTGTCGCTGCTCTAAACGAGAAGGTTGAAGAGCATGCCAAGAATGCAAATAAGATTCTTGCTGAACAGTATGAGAAGAATCTCGAAATCATGGCTGGTACACTTGCTGAAAAGCTTGATGAGTACCTTGGCTATGTTGTCGAAGAATGGATGCAGGAGAACAAGGTTGAAGTTGAAAGAGGCATCAAGACTCAAGTCGCTGAAAACTTCATTCGTGGTCTCAAGAATCTATTCGAAGCTCACTACATTGATGTTCCAGAAGACAAGTACAATCTAGTTGACGAACTATTCGAACAGAATGACGAACTCACTAGAACTGTAAACAAGGTCATCAACGAAAACATGGCTCTAAAGAGAGAGAATGTTTCCAGCAAGATTTCTGGCATTTTCCTAGAAGAATGCCACGGTTTAACAGACACTCAAATTGAAAAATTAGGATCACTTGCCAAGGGTCTTGATTTTGATGGCGAGGATTCGTTCAGAGGTAAGCTTCAGTCGCTCAAAGAGGCTTATTTCTTCAGAAAACAAGAAGCTAGACCAACTCAAGTAGCTCCAGTGGCAAGCCCAGTAATGGATCTACATGAAATGGTTCAACCTTCAGCACAGGTTATTGAAAATGAAACTGTCTCTCAGGTGGCTAGAGCAATGAGTAGACATATTAAGAAATGATAAGGATTTAACTAAATAACACAGGAGAATACACAAAATGTTTGAAGACTCAACCCCATATGATATTTTAACTGAAAAGTGGAACCCCGTCCTAAATCACGACGCAGTTCCCGCTATTGAAGATGTTTATAAGAAGAAAGTTACCGCAGTCCTTCTTGAGAACCAAGAAGCTGCTATGCGTCAGCAGTATCTAACCGAAACCTCAGCCAATGGAATTGGTGGCGGATTCGGTCTAAACAGCAACGGATCAGCAAATACCAACCTACAGGGCTATGATCCAATTCTCATCAGCCTTGTTCGTCGTGCAATGCCAAATCTAATGGCATATGACATTGCAGGCGTTCAGCCCATGACTGCTCCTACTGGTCTCATTTTCGCAATGAGATCTAAGTACGACAGCCAGAGCGGTGAGGAAGCTCTATTTGCCGAACCATTCGCTAAGTTCAGCGGTTCAGGTGCTACCTCAACAGGTGCATCGACTGATCCTCTAACTGGCGTTGCTCCACTAACACTTACTGGTGTTACCACAATTAGCAAAGCTGCAATTTTTGGTTCTGACTTTATTGGTATTTCAACCAGCAGAGCTGAAGATTTAGGCGGTTCTGGTAATCCATTCAAGGAAATGGCATTTGCTATCGACCGCATTGCTGTTACTGCGAAGACCCGTGCTCTAAAGGCCGAATATACTACTGAGCTTGCTCAAGATCTAAAGGCTGTTCACGGTCTTGACGCTGAAACCGAACTCGCTAACATTCTCAGCACCGAAATTCTTGCTGAAATGAACCGCGAAGTTATTCGCAACATTTATTGGGTTGCTAAACTTGGTTGCCAACAGTCAGATCTAAGATCAAAGGATCAATCTGGTACTGGTGGAGCATATGACCTAGCACTCGACTCAGACGGTCGTTGGTCAGCTGAACGCTTCCGTGGCCTCATGTTCCAGATTGAACGTGAAGCTAACGTAATCGCTAAGGATACTCGTCGTGGTAAGGGCAACTTCATCATCTGCTCGTCAGATGTTGCTTCAGCTCTAACCATGGGCGGATTCCTACAGCTAACTCCAGCTCCTGCTACTCAGCTTGAAGTTGATGACACTGGCAACACCTTTGCTGGTATCCTAAATGGCAAGATGAGAGTCTACATCGATCCATATAGCAGCTCAACTCAGAACTTCGTCTGCGTTGGCTATAGAGGCGCAAGCCCCTACGATGCTGGTATCTTCTACTGCCCATACGTCCCACTCCAGATGGTTCGTGCAGTTGATCCTGACACCTTCCAGCCCAAGATTGGCTTCAAGACCCGCTACGGCATGGTCCAGAACCCATTCGTCCGTTCTGGTGGTCAGCCAGTTGGAACACAATTGACAGAAAACGTCAATCAGTACTACAGACTCTTTGCAGTTACTAACATTCACGGTAACACTGGCAACTGATAAGTAGTAAGTACAGTCAGTAATAAGAAGGGAGAGGAGAAATCCTCTCCCTTTTTCATTATACATAGTTTATGGCACAGGCAGATTATCCGGTAAATATCAGTCAACTTAATAGAAATTTCTATACATTTAAGTTGTCTAGAATACCGACAGTTACATTCTTTCTTCAAAAAGTAACTTTACCGGGAATTTTATCTCCAAATTTTGATCAGCCAACAACTTTAGGCGTTCCAGTCAAAAGGCCATTAGGAACTTATAATTTTGCCAATCTAGATGTCGAATTCATCGTTGATGAAAACATGACCAACTGGTTGGAAATTTATAGATGGATGAGGAATATTGGTAACTTAGATTCTGATTGTACTTTTAACATTCCAGAAAATAAATTTACATCTACAGGAACACTCATAGTCCAAAAAAGTTCTTATACTGCAAATATTACTGCAACATTCTTTGATATTTTTCCGATATCTTTAGGTGGAATAATGTTTGATACGACTCTTCCAGCATCTGAGCCAGCAAGAGTAAGTGCTAGCTTTGCTTATACCTATTATAGCTTCAGCCCAGATCCTGGAAATACGACTTTAGATTGATTTAATCTATATTTTGGTATACTTATATTATGACTTTTGATGAATTAAAAAAACAGGTCGATCAAGACCTAAAAATTGATATTACTGAATTGGCTCAAGAATCTGTAAATACTCCTCAGATTCATAACAAGTATTTGTTATTTTTTAAAAAATATAAAGAAGAACTTTCTACAGATGAAAGAACTATGAAGGTTCTTAGAAAATACAAATGGCTATATTATATGGGTAAACTCAGCAGAGAAGAACTTGAAAAACTGAAATGGGAGCCATTTGAATTAAACATTCTAAAGACGGATGTTGATAAATTTATAGAAGCTGATGATGATATCATAAATCTTGAAGGTAAGATTTCTGAGAAAAAAGAAATGGTCAATTATCTTGACGGCGTAATTAAAATTGTAAATGGCCGTCAATGGAATATAAGATCAGCCATAGACTGGATCAAATTCACCAATGGACAATAATATTACAATAGAGCCAGTTGATGATGCTTATATTAAGGTGCGATGCCCAAAGGATATCGCAAAAGAACTTAATTCATTTTTTACATTCACTGTACCAAATCATAAATACAATCCATCATTCAGAAAAAAGTTATGGGATGGTAAAATACGATTGTATAGTCTTCTTACTCAAAAAATTTACAAAGGAATGCTTCCTTATGTTGAAAAATTTTTTATAGATAGAAATTATCATTATAAAAATAATATAGCAGTTGATAATTTTTATATAGAAGATGAAGCTGTAAAAAAATTCATGCTTGATTTTTTAAAAGTATCAAGTAATGGAAAGCAAATTACACCGCACGATTATCAGATACAAGCAGTAACTCATGGAATAAAGAATAAAAGAGCATTATTGCTTTCTCCAACTGGATCTGGCAAATCACTTATAATTTATACTCTTATGAGATTTTTTGCGGATTATATTCCAGCGGATAAAAGCATTCTTATAGTCGTACCAACAACAAGTTTGGTGGCGCAGTTATACAATGATTTTGAAGATTATTCACGATTGAATGGATGGTCTGTTAAAAGCAATATTCAAAAGATATATGCTGGAGAAAATAAAGAAATAACTAAAAAAGTTGTAATATCAACATGGCAAAGTATCTTTAGAGAAAACGATAAATTTTTTGATAATTTTTATACCGTTATTGGTGATGAATGCCATTTATTTAAAGCAAAATCATTATCAACAATAATGGAAAAGCTTAAAAATTGTCCTATTCGATTCGGATTGTCTGGTACTCTTGATAACACAAAAGTTCATAAATTTATAATCGAAGGATTGTTTGGTCCTCTTTATAGAGTTACTAGCACAAAAACTCTTATTGAAGATGATATCTTAAGTAAAATTGATATTAATTGTCTTATTTTAAAATATCCTGATAAGGAATGTAATAAAACAAAGAGAATGGAATATAGAGATGAACTTGATTATATTTTTTCTAGTGAAAAACGATACACAATAATCAAGCAGCTGTGTAAATCTTTGAAAGGTAATACATTAGTACTTTTCAGCCATGTAGATACTCATGGAAAAAAATTATACGAAATGATGAAAGATTTTGATAAGCATGTATTTTTCATCGCAGGAGAAGTTCCTCTTGATCAAAGAGAATTCATTCGTCAAAAAATTGATACTCTTCAAGATAGTATATTGATCGCTTCTTATGGAACATGTTCAACTGGTATTAATATAAAGAACATACATAACATCGTATTTTCTTCTCCGTCAAAATCAGTTGTTAGAGTTTTGCAATCAATTGGTAGAGGATTGAGAAAATCAGATACAAAAACTCACATGTCTTTATATGATATCGTTGATGATCTGCGATATAAAGCATATAAGAACCACACATTTAATCATTTCATAGAAAGATTAAAAATTTATGAAAATGAAAAATTCCCATTTAAGTTGATACATCTTAATCAAGATTGATAAATACTAATGGAGGTCATTATGGATTTAGACTACAAGATCTTTAAGTTGAAAAGTGGTGAAGAGCTAATAGGAATGATCGATAGTCAGGACGATATGACCATTAAAATAAGTCGCCCAATGATCGTAAAATCAGTTCTTATGGTTGATAACTCAGGTTATCCAAAAGAAGTTATGATCATGCGTAATTGGCTTGAACTTACTGATGATCTGGATGTTCAATTACCAAAAGATCATATTGCAACGACATTAAATCCTGCAAAGGAAACTGTTTTTCTTTACGAAAAACAAAAAATGCGTGAAGATGAAGAATATCTTTTTAAGCAAATGGCATCTGATTTAACTCCAAAACTTCCTCCTGATTTAGGAATGAGTGGAATAAATCCACATATGATGAATATGATCCAAAAGAAAATGGAAGAAGAGCTTCTTGGTAAGAAAGATTCAAAAGAAGAAGATACATCCACTCCCGAATCACCAGATAAAAAACCAAATATGGTTGGAATGTTTTTGTTTTTCCCATCTGATGTAATCGCAGACCTCATTGATACTGGTGTTTTGGATCCAGAAATGTTTGCAGAAATGATGGATGATGGGGATCTTCTTATTCCAGAGATGGAAAGAATGAGCGAAAAAGAACTTAAGGAGTTTGATCTGAGCGATTGGCCAGATGATCCAACCAAACTTTTTCAAGATAATAACGAAGATAACTCTGAAGAAGACTCAGAGGGTACTTAAAGTACTTTATAGTATCTAATAAGTATATTTTTCCTTGTCCATCGCGTACACGCTCATTGTAACACCAAATCCAATTCTGTCAATACCCCCCTTGCTCTTATATTATTTGGACGTATAATATTATAATGAAGAAAAAGAAACAAAATAAAAAAGAGTCAGAACAAGATGATGACGATTTAGGATTCGATGATTTTGCTATTTTGGAAGAAATAGAAAAACCAACAACCAAAGGTCATTATATCGACAATCAAAAATTTAATGCTGAAATGACCAAATGGATAAAAAAGGTAAGAACAGCAGAAAAAAATGGCAAGGACAGGCCACCAGTAACTGATTACATAGCCGAATGTTTTTTAAAGATTGCTGAACATCTGTCTTATAGACCAAATTTTATGAACTATCCGTATAGGGAAGAAATGGTGGGGGATGGAATCGAAAATTGTTTAATGTATGCCCACAATTTCAACCCAGATAAATCATCAAACCCCTTTTCTTATTTCACGCAGATTATATACTATGCTTTCTTGAGAAGAATAGAAAAAGAGAAGAAGCAGTCTTATGTAAAATTTAAGGTTATGGAAGAAAACGCCGACAGTAAATTTTACAAATGGTTTAAAGAAAATTACTTCGAAAAAGAAGGAAAGCCAGAATTATCAGAAGTATTTAATTTAACTGAGCGTGATGTAGAAAGATTTGAAGAAAAGGCCGGAACTGGCAAAAAGAAGCCAAGAAAAAAGAAAAAAAGTCCAAATAGGGGTTTAATGTGAAAGTAGCAGTAATAAACGATACTCACTTCGGAATCAGAAATGATTCCGAATTGTTTTTAAACTATTTCATAGATTTTTTCAGAGATCAATTTTTTCCTTATCTTCAGGAAAATAATATTGATACAGTCTTACATCTCGGTGATTTCTTCGATAGAAGAAAATATGTAAATTTTAATACTCTTAATCGTGTTACAAATGAAATCTTGATTCCAATGAAAAATATGGGTATCAATATCCATTGTCTAGTTGGGAATCATGATACCTATTTTAAGAACACAAATAGAGTAAATTCTGTTTGCCAGTTACTTTCTCAATATGACAATATCAAAACATATGGAGAATTTGATGTCATTAATATCGGAGGAACTGATATCGCAATGGTTCCTTGGATTAATGATTCAAATGAAAAGGATATTGTAAAGCAACTCAAAAAATGCAAAGCCGCTATTGCATGCGGCCACTTTGAATTGACGGGATATGAAGTACTTCGTGGTGTAAAATTTGATGGTGGTATGTCGGATGAAGTTCTCAATAAATTTGAATTGGTTTTATCTGGCCATTTTCATTTGAAGTCATCGCACAAAAACATTTGCTATCTTGGAACTCAATATCAAATGTTGTTTTCCGATATTAATGAGGCAAAGGGTTTTCATGTATTTGATCTAGAAACTAGAGAACTAGACTACATTCAAAATAGAAATTGCATTTTTTATAGGATTTTTTATGATGACAGTGCAACTCCAAAGATAGACAAGATGGATTTTTCTCAGTATGAAAATAAGCTAGTAAAAATTATCGTACAAAGAAAAACAAATCCTGCCACATACGAAAAATTTATAGATGGCATCAATTCTGCTAATGCACATGAAATTTCTATCGTAGATGAAACATTCGTACCAGATGATTCTACAGAGGTGGCTGATCTAAGTGTAGATACGCTTTCTTTCATAGAAAAAGAAATTGATCAGCTTATTGATGTTAAAAACAAAAATGAATTAAAGAAGATGATTCATGACATTTATTTTGAGAGTCTAGATAATGATTAAATTTACTAAGTTAAGATTTAAAAATTTTGGTTCTTTCGGAAATAATTTTACTGAAATTGATTTTGGTAAAAAGGGTAATTATCTAGTCTCCGGTAAAAATGGAGATGGAAAATCTTTTGCCTTTCTTGATGCTATCACTTTCGGGTTATTCGGTGTTCCTTTTAGGAATATCAACATTCCTCAGTTGGTAAATAGCATTAACAAGAAAAACTGTGTAGTTGAGGTTGAATTTGATATTGGAATGACCAAGTATCTAGTCAGACGAGGCTTATCCCCAAAAATCTTTGAAATTCACAAGGATGGAAAGCTGAT